CATGGCCATCGTCCCTGCGAGGAAACGGGAGCCCCGTGCTCAGCGCCCGTACGTCGTATGCAGTTGCAGAAGTCGGCAGGCAGCATCCTGGCCTCGAATAAGCACGTACGCAGCGCTCCAAAAATCCGGGGGGACTGAACAGTCAGCGATGGTTGTTCTTAAAACACTGCTAATGGAGCAGTGCTCGGATCGAAAGATCCTAACCATTAGCACCATTGGAGGTTTTGCTTATGCCTGAAGTCACATCAACTAGAGTCAGAAGGATGGTTAATTCCATCCCGAAGAGTGGGACTCAAAGAGAGGGGCAATTTATAAATGCTTCTCTCGATGGTCTCACTGGGAACGTAATTGCGTGGAATCCGGGGCAAATTTTTACGTTTGTTCCGGATGCGCAGTTCCAATTCGCTAAAGTAACTCAGGATGAAGTTCATCCTGGACCGCCTTTTAAATCTGGCGGTCCGTTCTTTAGTTCTGAATTTAAATGTGAGTACGACCCTAGTGGCGTACAAGGGGCTGGGACTTACTATAACAGTGAGCAACCGTCCTGGCTTTTTCCGCCAAGACGTGTTAATTCACGTAAGTACGTCGGAGGCTTCGCGCCTCCTGCGTCGGGGACGTTTGGTTTGGATTGGGGATTTAATTCCCTTAGTTCAAACCTCTCGTTAACGGCGAATCCCATTCCCGATCTTTCAGGCTGGGGAGACAAGGCTTGGTCTAAGACCAGGCCTAAGTTGGAAAAGGCGTCGGCTTTTGTTTTCGTAGCAGAGCTACGAGACATGCCGAGGATGCTCAAAACCACTGCGGCTGCATTCCACGGTTCGTGGGTGCAGCTAAAGGGTAATGATCGTCCTTGGTTCATGACCCCTAAAGGGTCAGCGGACCAATTCCTTAACCTACAGTTTGGCTGGGCCCCGTTTCTTGCTGATATCAAAGCCTTTCACAAGGTTGTTGATAACTATGCCACCTTCTTAGAAAACATTTCGAAGTTGAATGGCAAATCGCATAGACGAGGAGTCTCCCTTGAGAAGAGTTCAGTCACAAATGTTATAAGTAAGGGCTCAGGATATCCTGCGTCCTTTGCCAGTATTTCTGGCGGACAGAGTGACTGGTTTACCGCCGTACCGACTTGGGAACTTAAGGAGGAGATAACTACCTCTGTAAGGGCCGTGGGTCGGTGGCGATATTACTCTCCAGCATTTGACGTTCAGATGGCCGACTATGTTGGCCGATGGAGTGCCATTCGCCGTTTTATGACGATGTTTGGCCTCCGTGTCAGTCCGTCAAATGTCTACAAAGCAATTCCTTGGACTTGGCTCATTGATTGGGTGTCTAACCTGGGAGATCAAGTATCTCTTGTGTCAGATCAACTAATGGATGAGACCGTAGCCGAATATCTGTATGTGATGCGGAACGTGGTTACTAGGCGGACGTACACTCGTGTACTTCCGTTTAGGTCAGGTCCCGTTACGTTATCTTGGTCTCAAGTAAAAGAGACCAAGCAACGTGCACCTGCAGCTAGTCCATATGGATTTAATCTTTCTTGGAGTCAACTTGACCCCAAGAAGCTAATGATACTAGGAGCACTTGGTATTAGCCGTTGGAAGTAGAAGTAATTGGCTACTCCAGCCTTTTACTGCCTATTTCTAACGTTTTACCATACTCCGGTGTCACATCTGCTGTAGTCCTTAGATATGGCCATCCTTTGGACAAGGATCGTACATGACTATAGTTTTAGTCCGATAAACTTCGGAGGTCAACCATTATGTTTTCCGATCCACAAACTGTTACAGTCAATGCTGTCGCTCAGGCGATGCCTCGGGTGGAAACGTCAGGAAGAAAGACGATTTATCAGAAATCTGATCAGTCGTTTACTCTTACTCTGTCGCATACACCGTCCAGAGACCGAGTTAGGTCAATGGCACGCGTCGACCAGAAAGCGGTAGTCGCAGATCCGTTGACTGCTGTCAACGATTATGAGACTCTTTCGTTTTACGTCGTGATTGATCGGCCTTTGGCCGGTTTTACCTCAACGCAGACGGAACAGCTAATAACCGGGTTTAAAACCTGGTTAGACTCTACTGCTATCGGTAAGCTCTTTGGACAGGAATCATGATAAGGCCTCACATAGAGGAGATAAACATGGTTTCCAAATCCACTGATGCTAAAGCCGTTAGTGCTGCAATGAGCTTGTTTCCAAGCTCATTTGTTGCTGACTTTTCTTGGACTGTTGGTCGTATGTTTCTGGAGTCTTTTCTTGCCAGTAAGACAAAACTTACTAGTGAAGAGAGATCTACCGTACAAGACGCCCTGTCCATACTCAAGAAATATCTTGACAAAAAGAAATAGTCAGATTCACCATCGGCCTTCCGGTAGCGTTTTAAAGTAGGTAGCAGTTTGGACCTACACGTTATCGTGTGGGTCGCAGGATTACGTGTGGCTTGATAGTTACCCCCTCAATATTAAGGAGGAGCTATGAAAAGCAACGTAAGTGACTTCTTGGAGCTGCTGCAGGCAGTCTATATAGATGCTTGCAGTAAGTGTACCGCTGATGTTCTTGATTTACGTGATCTGAAAACAATCAGAGCACGGGTCAAAGCTGAAGGGGTATCGTTTTTAACAATATCCCTGCCTAGATTCTCAAGTGACGTTGAACACGCACTAGAGTCTGGGCGTATTGACTCATCATCTTTTGCCGGCTTCGGCCGGGTGAAGGATGGAGGAATCCCTGAACTTTTTCAAGGTATCCTCAGTCAAATCTTTGACCGAAGAACAGGAGAGTTAATTTATGAACAAAGATCCCCGCTCATTAGCGGAGATATTTCAAGTGATATTTCTACTTTTATTGAGTCTGTACGGCAGATATGCCTTACATTCAAGAAAGTGGAACTTGAATGCACTCCCAAAAGAGTGCAAGCTACACTTGAAAACTTCGTCAAAATTGAGACAGAACTTTCAACTTTTAAACTCCAGGAGTACGAGCATTCCAAGTTTTTGGAAGTTTGTACTTTGCTCTGGGGTCCTCTCTTGTATGACTTACGTCTACAAGATTGTACCCCTACGCATGGTCCCGGAGCAACTGCAGAACATATTTCCGGAAATGCGAAATATGTTTGGAGAAACTGGTTTGATCGTCTTGAGCCTTATTTCCCTCTCGTTGATAACGGTTACCCTTTGGGAACTGAAGTCAGCTCTGAGGAGCTCAGGAATGTTACGATCGTACCAGCGGAAGCTGAGCAACCCGTTAGGGTTGTTCATGTTCCGAAAACGTTGAAAGCCCCTCGTATTATAGCAATTGAGCCCTGTTGCGTACAATTTGCGCAGCAAGGTATCCGAGATGTCCTGTATAAGGCCATCGAGGATTATCACTTGACTAAAGGCCACGTAAATTTTCGTGACCAGTCAGTGAATCAACAACTTGCTATTTCGTCGTCGTCAGATGGTCGATTTTCAACAATCGACCTTTCTGATGCGAGTGACCGCGTTCCGCGCGATCTCGCTTTAGACATGTTTCGTTCAAATCCATCTTTGATGGAAGCGATCGATTCATGCCGTTCGACGCATGCACAACTACAGGATGGACGTATTATTGGTCCACTCTATAAGTTTGCATCTATGGGGTCTGCTCTTTGCTTTCCGGTTGAGGCAATGTACTTTTACACTATTTGTGTAATTGCCTTGTTGGAAGCAAATGGACTCTCCTGCAGTCTGCGTAATATTATGAGTGTTACGCGGCACTTGTACGTATACGGTGACGACATAGTCGTTCCGTCTACGAATGCGGTTGTGGTTCTCGCTTATCTACAGAAGTACAACTGTAAGATAAATACGCACAAGACGTTCCTAAACGGAAAGTTTAGGGAGTCCTGCGGTACTGACGCTTATGCTGGATATGAGGTAACACCTACATATCTTCGACATGAGCGTCCTGAGAATCAGCAGCAAGCTTCGCAAATTATCTCATGGGTCAGTACTGCCAACCTCTTTTATTTACGAGGTTACTGGCATACTGCCCAGCTCATGTTTAACAAACTTGAGCGAGTCATAGGAAATATTCCCTATGTCTCGAAGACTAGCGAAGCCTTGGGTCGTATTTCTTACCTAGGATACGAATCCGTCGAAAGATGGAATCGTAAATTGCAGCGTTTTGAGATCAAAGCGTATGTTCCTAGACCGATCTACCGTACTGATAGATTGGAAGGATACGGTGCTCTCATGAAGTGTTTCTTGATGATGGAGGGGCGTATCTCTACGCCTTTTGATCTTCAGGCTTTAAACCCTGAAGATTTCTCCTCTCATGCGATAGGCGAGAAATTGTCCTATCTCCGTGAATCACAGGATGCTCATCATTTAGAGCGATCTGCACTCCACGGCGGAGTCACA